AATAACGCATATTTTTACTGTGGTGTATATTAGGCACTATTATATCATCGCTTCCATAATTAGAAATTAATGAGCTTGAACCAGCAGAAAAGAAATTTACTATGTTGGTTTCGTTATATGTGAAGTTGTAAGCGCCATCATATTTCAAGCCTTGTAAAGTTGTATCGCCTACAATCTCTTTTAACACTACTGCATCGCCAAAGAATACTACCTTGTATGCGTGTGCTTTGTTGTCTTTTAATGTTACGCTTTTAAACTGTATCTTTCCTTTTTTGTAGTCTATTCCATTTAGCTTTATAACCGCATCGTGTTTAAATCGTGCATCAAAACTGTTAAGCACATTTTGGTTTTCGTAATGTCTAAATAGTTTGTTATTGGTTTTAGAAGCTGGTAGATTAAACTGCTGACTGAAAGGCGTAAATACCTTTCCTATGTCTTTAAGGTTTAGTAAGGTATCTGTTATAGTTATGCTCTCATCCTCAAATAAGTCTGCTCTAAAGTAATCGCTTTCAATTATGTATTGGTCTGTATTAGGGCTTGTAAATAAATCAGCAGAAAGGCTTAACTGCGTATCGCTATCAATAGCTGTAATTGATGCGGTTAGATGTGTTCTTTTGTTAGTGACAATATCTCCTACACTTACGCTTGTATTAAACACACCAGTATTGTCTACAAGTTTATTAGATGCAAACCCAGTAATACCGCCCTCTAATCTATTATACCCTTTTATGTATAGTTCTATTATCTGCATCTATCGTATGTTGTTAATAGTGTCAAAAGCAAAGTCTATCTCTATTGTGTAGTTTATTAGTTTGTCGTTTAAGTGTGTTTTATAGTTTAGACTGCTACTGCTTACGTTTATTGGTAATGTCTGTGAGTTTATCTCAATCCAACAATCTTCGCTTAACTGCATCTGCTTAAATACCTCGTTGTATTCCTCTGGATAAAAACCAGTATTTAGCGTTAGCTTCTCGCTTCCGTTTTTAGTAAGTATCTTTTGTTGATGTCTGCTTGTATCGTATGAGCCACCTACAACTATATTACGTTTAAACTTTTCTGTTTTAGTAGTTAGTACCTCGTTAGTTCTTTTGAAAAACCATAGGTCTTGTAATGCACCAAACTTATTTACAAACGTTACTTTATAAGGGTCATACTTACACTCCTCTATATTGTTTACTGTTAGCTTTATTACTCCATCAGTAGTGTCTACATATATCGTATCAAAGTCAAATAAAGTAAAGTCATTAGCAAACTGCTCTAAACAACTACTCCCCTCAAACGTACCGCCATCTTGTATAACTCTATCCTCAAACTCATCAGAGCCATTTATAGTGTTTGTAACGTATTCTATTTGCTCATCGTTTTCATTGCTACTTGTTATTGCTTTAGTGTATACTAATTCTCCGTTAAGTTCGTATGTGACTTGTGTTGTTATTGATGTGTCTACTGGTATTACTGCTGGTGCATCGTCTAACTTTACAACCTTTGTGTTTGACTGTAATAGCCCACTATCGTTTTGGGTGTTAGCACCATCCTCAAAAAAACCATAACTATCAAATCCAGTTAGTTGCGTGTATGCTGTCGGAGTTTGTGCAGAGCCTTGTATATAGCTTGTAGTTCTATAATCTACCCATACATTGTCAGTTGCGTAATCCCCATCAAAAGTATTAAGTATATAATCTCTTACTATTTCACTAACCTCAAACGTTACTACATTGCTTATTGCAAAAGATGTAAGCGTAAACAAATTAGTTCTGTCTGTTGTTTGCGTTCCAGTATATACATACAGCTCCATATCTACTTGCGTAAGATTTGCTACTGTTGGGTTTACACCAATAGTAATATAATATGGACTTCTTGCGTTTATCTTGCTCATTTCTTGTTTATGTTTACTTGTATTTGTTTCTCTAATCCTATTGAGTATGCTTGTACTAATTCATCTGGTAAACGCTTAAACGCTGCTTCAAATGGTTTAGTAAAAAACAAACTTGGCTTTATTCCTTTTTTATATATTGCTCTTGCTATTAAGTATTGTAAACTTTGTCTGCTTAAAAACTTACCGCCTTTGCCTCTTGGTGCTATACCCTTTCTAACTATCCATTTGTCAAATGCTTTTCTTGGTGGCATTTTAGTTGTATAGGAATAAGGTGTATTGTATTTCTTTTCTTTACCGCTTACCCCTCTGTCTTGAAACGTGCCATAATCAGCCATTTTAAAGCCCAATAGACGTAGTTGAACCTTTTGGGTTATGTCATACCCAAGACTGTTATAAAGTTCTTTAGAAGCGTTCTTTTTACCTTTAGTTAAGTTGCTTCTGCTTTGCTGTATAACGTATTTAGCAAACTTGTTAAGTTCATCCCTTAAATACTTATCTGCTAACATATTGTAATATCGTTCTTAACAAACACATTAAACGTAGCACTCCACCCAGCTAAACGATTATCAAACCTTTCGTAAAATGGTTCAAGCGTTGCATCGCCATCTAATTGGTATTGGTCGCTATATAGCGTGCCTTTTCTTAATACCATTACTAACTTGTTTAATACTGCTAATTGTGTGTTTAATATATCTTGTTCGTTGTTGTTTCCTCTAAATATGTCTGTAGTAGGTTCTTTGCTTTCGTCTACTATATCCATTGCTAATACACTAATGTTAAACGTAAGGGTTTGCTCTTGTGTTGTAACGTTGTTTATTATAATGTGGCTTAATGGGAATATAGACTGCTTTGCTAAATCAATGTCGTATATATCGCCAGTTGTAACTGTGTTTACATTTACATCGCCAAGTAGTTGGTCTTTTATTGTTTCTGTTAGTAGGTAAAAACCTCTTATTCCTGTCTGGCTCATTTAAACTTGCTTTTTATTTGTCTTGCTTCTATTTCGTTTTTCTCTTTTGTGTATGTTAAGTATGTTAAGCACTCGTGTACACCTAATTTAGTGATATGTTCAAATTTTGTAATATCTCCGTTAGATAACCCATAGATTGAGTTGTACCACCCCCATTTGGCCGTGAAGTTAGATACTGCGCTAAAATCTCCTCGTTCTTCTTGTCCAAAGAGTTCAGCATAGCTATCGATAAGTCCTTGCCTAAATTGTAAAAAAAAACCACCGCACCAAGTACAGCATCTAAAGGCATATCTTTTGCCAGCTCGCTATTGTTAGGCTCGTAGTCTTTTATGGTGTATCTGCTTCCGCTTCTGTGTTCTATGGGTCTGTATAGTACGTTTACTGCTCTGTGCAGATTATCGTTATCCCCAATGAAAGTATCAAGGTCTACATACTCGCCAAATGACATATCTTCAAGGCTTGGGATAAACCCATACTCAACACCATTCATTTTAAACATATTTATTAATTGGTGCTTTGTGTCAAACATACCATTAATGATACTGCATATCTCTACTATGTCTGTGGCTTTCATATTTCTAACTACTAACTCTGGCACGTTGCAGAATATCTCTATGGTCTTTAGTTGTAAGTCTGTTTCACTTAAATCAGCTAATTTGGCATACTCTTGGTACTGCCCTAAAGTTATCTCGTTAAGTGTTGTTGGTATAGTTAAATTAACTTTCATACTAATATATAAACGTTTTCAAATTATTTTAGAACAAGGTACAAAAAAACCCCTACATTTCTGTAAGGGTATTATAATTGTTTTACGTTTCATTATAGTTGGTCAATAATTTGACTTATTTTAAGCAATTTATCTAGCTTCTTGTCAATTTCTTCTTGCAATCTCAACCAATCTTTTGGGTTTTTTCTGTCAAAAGTGTATGCTTTGGTTGGGTACTTTTTTCTTCTTTTGTCCTCAATTTCTTGAATAATTCTTCTTACATTCATAATATTGTTATTGTTTTTGTTCTCTACAAATATACAACATTATTTTAGTTATAAACAAATAATAAACAAAAAACTTACGAAAACTTTACGAAAACTTTTACTCAACAGATTAGTGGACTGCGTATTTACCTCTGTTTGGATTTTGTAATTGATAGCCTACTGCATACCTAACTGCATCTATTAAGTGATTGTACTTATCTATTGGTGTGTTGCTCTTGCGTTCTAACCAGCAGTAGTTGTTTAGTTCTTTAATTAGGTTTGTACTGTCTGGGCTTACAACAAGGTCATAGTCTTGTAATAGGCTTATGCCATACGTTACACTACCTTGCCCTTTAATACTTGGCTTTACGTTACAATGCCTTTTAAGTTCTGTTATTAGTCTTGGCTCTGCACTATCAGCTACAATTAAACCATCCTTTGCGTGTTTCTGGTTTAACTCTGCTATTTGTGATGTTGTTAGTCTTGGTAAGTAAAAGCACTCTTTTAAATATATTGTCTTTGTGCTTGTGTTTATGTTTACCTCAACAAGTGTACTTGGGTCTGCTGCAAATCCGTAATCTTGCCCCCACACACTTACGCTGTATCTTTTAAACTCTCCTATTGTCCAGTTGCTAAATATAACCCCCTCTGCTTTGTTTAACCACGCACCTAACATTTGTTGTTTATACTTATCTGGTCTACGTTCACGCATCTGTGCTATTTGGTCTATATAGCTTTTAGATAAGTTGTCTATGTTGTCTATGTATGTGGTGTGTATGTAGGTTGTGTTGTCTTTGGTTATATTGCTTCCCTCTTGTACCCCTCTG